CCTGAATTTTCATTCTTTTCTATTGAGCATAGTTTATAGTAACTATGAAAGCCTGTGATCTTAACCCTTTCCCTCATTTAAAAGGGATCAGTCTAAGAATCAACAAGTTTTAAGAAATCGTACTTTAACGTCTTACCGGATATTTACCATAAGTGTAATAGTGGACTAAAGACCCACTATCGACATTTTTGATAATATCTGCAAGGACCTTAGTAGATGCTTGAACCTTAACCTTCTCTCCTCATTTTATACTAGCAATAGATTGAATATCTAGTGTTTCATATAGAATAGGGATTTCATGTAAAGGGATACGCTTGGGCTTTGTAGTCCAAACATAAATCTTACACCGAAGTTGAATCAAAGATAGTAAAGTATTAAAATATTTAATAATTAATACTCAGAATCCAAGATTCATAAAGTTGAAGACACTGGGATAAGACACTAATCCTTTCTTAGTAACATTTATAAACAAAATGTACTTCAGAAAATAGGAAATTTCAGACCTAAACTTGTTTTTCGCTTTTACATATTCGCCTGCCACTTGCAAAAGCAAGGGGTAGTAGAATCTTTGTATATTCGAATTCATATATCTTACTAAAGGTGCGGACTGCATCGTAGGATTTCCTACGTCAACAGTTGTTCCCTTTAGATATGATTTGATATATGAATCTAAAGCAACACTTCAGAGCATTAACTTAATTCGACCACCGAAAAATTTCGGTGATGAAGTAAGTTGCTCTTTAAGTGTTACGATAGAAACAAGACCTTTGGAGATCAACTCATGGACATATCTTAAAGAGTAAGATTTACTTCTTATAGACTGCAGAATTAAACCTGCACCTATAGGAGAGTAGTCTAAACCACTAAAACCTTTTAACTTTTTAGCAAATTCAGTAAAATCTTTTGATTCTAATGATTTTTGCCGATTAATTGAAAGGCCTAGAGAAGACATAAGAACTAAGTATTGTTCAGCGACGGCATCGTTAGCAATAACGACATCATCACCAAGAATACAATAATCCTTAAAATCTTCCTTTCCAGCCAAAATTGAGGCTGCCTTAACAATCACATGATGTGTTATGGCAAGCATAGCTCAACTGGAAAGGGCACCCATCGGTTGCCCGACGATATATCTGACACTATCGACTTTAACAACACCTCTATTAAAAGGTAACGCTAAATCTCTAGTGGAGTCGAAATCTAAATTCTGAACTCATCCTAAAGGGTAGAACTTTGGTTCTACCTTAATAGGTGATTCAAAATTTAGATATCAATCTATATCTAATAAAATTCTTCAAGGCAAATTAAAACCAATAAGTTTTAATATATCCTCCTGGAGTATAATAGGCAATCTATCAGTAGCGGCACTCAAATCAAAACCATACAAAGTAGGCTTTATCTTAGAATTTCTTCTAAGTAACCTATCAAATGGATGATCTTGATTAAAAGTACCGTCTACATCACTTAATTCTCTCAATTTATTGAAAAGAAATTTGTGAAGAGGTTTTAGGCAAAGTTGGACTCAGTAAGAGGTTATTGCTATAACCCTTGCTTTTCCAGCTTGATCTCGAACCACAGATAGACGACCCAGTTTATAACTAGGAGTATAACCTAAAGAAGACATAAGGATATAGACTGGTCCAAAGAGGCATAAAATCCCAAGAAGATATAGGATTAAACCTATATTCTTCCTAAAGAATAATGTCTTAATAACATTATATAGGATATCAAGTCTAGATAATAATGCTAAAGCATCATTAATAGACCCAAAACCGGCAATAATATTATTTGGCCCAGCGGCTTCACTTCAGTAAAGTGAACACCTAAGATTATTAGTATACTTCTTATACAAACTTAATTCTTTTAATGATTTAATCAATAAAGAATTGTCCAATGTTTGGGACAATCCATTAAAAGGAGAAAGAATTGTAGTAAGTTCGGGTTCAACCTTTGTTGGAAAAACCCTATGTATACTAATACAGGTAATTAAAGCACCTATGAGTTTCTTACGCTTATGAGTAGGTAGTTCCTTGTTAAGGATACTATCTCTCAAGAGTTTGGGAATAATCACAGGGAAACCGATTTTGTCAGTTTTAACAAATATAGAAGTTGATTTCTCAACGTCCACATTTGCTAAACGTCTTACTAATATTCTAAGTACTTCTTTAAGGTACTTAAAAGTAAAAGTAAAACCACTCTTCTTTACCAAGGAAGATATGCGTGCAAACAAGATCTTAAATGGTTTGTTGAATTCTTGGACTGAATAAGATCACAACACTAAGGAAAGAAAGGGGAAGAACTCAATGAGTTTTATCCAAGCTTTCTTTTCAAAGTGTCTTTTAATATTAAGTTGTGTTATAAAAATATTTGTAGCATAATTTAGTATTAAAGGTGATCCATATACCGAATCTTGAGTTCTCCTCCAGGGTGCTAACCCAGAGGGATCTAGATCATAAATTAATATGATCAGATTCCAATATATGGGACCTAGCACAATCCTAGTGCCATAGACACCACCTACTAGTAAGTAGTTGGGCTCATCTTACTCTAAGAATAAGAAGACCATGGTTGGGGCTTAGTCAATAATAGGAAACTATTTGACAACTAAGACAAATCCAACGTTGAAAAACGTTAAATTGGCATTTAGTTGCCGGCAATAGCTTG